GAACAAATAGATGATCTAAAACATACAGCATTACAAGAAGTTAACTGGGACACTATTAATGAATTAAACTCTTTAAAAGAACACCAGGACTTTTTATATAAACTATTAACTAATAAAGATAGTTTTATAAGAAAGAAAATTATTGATCAAAACCTTGCATATTTAAATAATAGGCTTACTTACTATCTTGATAGGGTAGGTTTACCACATACTGTTACGTTTTTAAATGACTTAAATGTAGAGATTACACAACTTGGTCAGGACTTAGACTTTGATAACTTGTCAAGAGGTGAACGCAATAGATTAATTCTTGGATTAAGTTTTGCATTTAGAGATGTTTGGGAAAGTTTATACCAACATATTAACTTGCTATTTGTTGATGAATTAATAGATAGTGGTATGGATACAGCTGGTGTTGAGTCGTCATTAAGCGTTTTAAAGAAGATGGGTAGAGAACGTAATAAAAACATTTACCTTATTTCACATAAAGACGAACTAATGGGTAGAGTAACTAATGTATTAAAAGTTATTAAAGAAAACGGCTTTACTTCTTATGATAACGATGTAGAGATTATGCAATGATAGATGATACACACGATTTATTAACTAAAGCATATCTAGAGTATTATAAAGCCAACGAAAACTTTGAAAAACGTAAAAGCGAAAAAACAAAACGTGCTTCTAGACGATGGTTAAGTGAAATAAGACGCTTATGTTCTAAACGTAGAGTAGAAATAATGGACTCTCACACCGAGTTTCACCAGAAACGGAAGGCTGAATTATAATACTAGTTAAGTACCTATATGGAGTGGACTTACCTAGGAAAAATCATTAAAGAATTACCGAAGGATTGTGTTGGATTTGTGTACCTTATTACAAATACAACTAACAAACGCAAATACGTCGGTAAAAAACTAGCTAGATTCAGAAAGACTAGGCCACCACTCAAAGGTAAGATAAACAAAAGAAGAAGTACAGTAGAAAGTGACTGGAGAGATTATTGGGGGTCCAGTGATTGGTTGCTAGAAGATGTTAGTAAGCTAGGAAAAAACAAATTCACACGAGAAATACTACATTACTGTCCAAGTAAAGGCGTAGCAAGTTATCTAGAAGCAAGAGAACAATTCGAACGCAAGGTTCTAGAAACTGATGAATATTACAACGGCATTATAAACGTACGAGTAGGCGGATCAAAGGTCCTTAGAGAAGCTCTTAAAGGCAAATAGTCAAATATAGCAACATTGTTTGGTCGAGGTAGCTCGACTCACCTTGAAGGTGTACATTATGACACTTAGACTCTGGTGCGTTGCAAGGAATAGACTAACTTTAGGTCTAAAAGATGCTGGCTCTGAGTAAAAAGCAACCAGCACGGTAGAAAATTCCGCTTGATAGGAATTCATACTGTCCGTAACTATTACGAAGGCTGAAGTAGGAGGTTGTCGGGTTACCGCCTCCGTGCATTATGCAATCTTCTTTGTCAAGATGGTACGCTCATCTCACATGATGGCTATTAAATGCTTCGTCCGGGTACGGGCGAAGTATGGCTCAACTATCTACATGATGCAAAAGTGCTACGCACTTAATTAAATAGTTGAGAGAATAGTGTGTTAGAGCGATAGCGAGAACACAGATCAACGCAGTTGATCTTAATGCAGTTCCGGATCTCTTCCGTAACGAAATGCTTCTTTATCGTATACTACAACTTCTTCTATAGTATATTCTGAACCAGGATTAGCTTCAACTAATTGCCCTAGTACTTCTGATGCTTCCGCTTCTGAACTACAGTCCATTAACTCTTGCTTCTGAGTAACTTTCTCTATAACCCTATATACTGTTCGAGGCATATGAATTATTTAATGACCTGTGTCTACTGATTAAAGCTAAATATAATATAAATACAACTGGGAGTATGTATAAATGAAAGTACACCAAATAATTAGCGAGTCCGAAGTCCAAGAAGGTCCATTAAACTGGGCAATGAAAAAGATGGGTAGCAAAGCGGCGGCTAATAAGTCTGATATCGGCGATGAAGTATCTTCAATGGTATCTGATTTTAAAGGTATTTGGAAAAATACCAATGAAAAAAGACCTACCTTTGAACTATTATACAACTTTCTTAAGCAAAAAGGACTTCCTGTTGGTACAGAAGCACAATTTATTAGTAATGTTGAAAAACTTGGACCTTCCTTAGGAACACAAGCAAAAGGTTCACTTGCAGGCGCGGCTAAAGGTGCTTGGAAGGGAGCTAAAGCGGCTGGGTCTTGGGCTGGTAAAAAAGTTGGACAAGGTGTTGATGCTGTTAAAAACATGGGTGCTAAACCAACTCCAATGAAACCTATTCCTGGAGTAACTGACCCTTCAAAAGCTGAATCAATAATTTATGAAACATATTATAAATTTATGTATGAAGCGGCGGCCGAAGATGCAATTGATCCATTAAGTGTATCAAAAATAATTAAGTGGTATACAAAAGATGCTTTTGGAAAAGGTGCTTCCTTAGGAAAGAAATCAAAATATGCAGTAGGGGCAGGTACAAAGGCGGCAGGTGATCCAGATTATAAACCAACTCCAACAACTTCAACTAGAACAAAAGCTGGTGGTGGAACTCCAGAGCCAACTGCTGAACCTACAGCAGAACCAACAGCAGAACCAGTTATGGATCCTTCACGTACAGCAGAACCAACAGCAGAACCAACAGCAGAACCAACTACTGAACCAGAAGCACCAGCAGGACCTGAATTTAAAACAGGTGATAAAGTTTCATTCATGTCAAAGGCTGGAAAAGAAACAGTTGCTACAGTAAAAGGTCCATCAGAGACCGGTAAAGAGAGCGAAGTATCTGTTAATACTGGTAAACAAAATTTTAATATTTCAAAAACGAAACTTAAACCAGTAAGTGCTGAACCAACTACAGCAGAACCAATACCAGGAGTAACTGATCCATCAAAAGTTACAACAACAAAAGGTATAGACCCAACAGCTACTGATCCAGAATTAAAAATGGCGGCTAAAAAAGGTACTGATCCAGCCGGTGCTAAATTAAGCGGAAGAGTTAAAAAAGCAATTGCTACTGTTAAAGGTGCTGGACTAAAAGTAAGTAGTGGTGACGGCGCCGAACTTTAAAAGAACGGCATTTTTGTTTTTTTAGTTGTCTCTAAATTTTCTCTAACTAATTTTGACATTTGTTCGCGGTCTTCGGGAGAAGACGCATATATCTCACTTAACGTAACCCCACCTCGCATATACCAAGCAAGTTTAGTAAGTTCATATTTAAACTCTCTAGTCTCGTTATCTAGGTTGTCAACCTCTTTTAGGATTTCAGGCAGAGACATGGCTGAGATCCTTAGACGAAAAAACTTGAATGATCAAATGCTACAGGAATTGTATATTCTGCAGGGGCTCCTCGTTTAACTTCATCAGCTGTAGATTGTACCTTCATAGGTTCTAATTGAAACTTATCTCGTTGCTTTTCTATATGATCAGTAATTGTTTTATAAAAATTCTTATCAGCTTTTTGAATAAATTCATTGATGTGATCTCTATTAACAACAACTGTATCACCGTCTTGGACTTGTACAATTGATTTAGCTATAAGGTTAACAGTCAACGACGTTAGTTTTTTAAATGATGCTTGAAATCTTGCAAGTTTTTCTTCTTCTTTTAATTCATCATCTGCTACAACTTGAAAAAGACGTTGTTCTTCAAATGTTTTAATAGCTGTTTCTGTAAACTCTCTATACGTTTGAGGACGAATAGTGATTTTCATACTTCCTATTTCACAAACATTCTCATAATTTACATTTGCAAACTGGTCAAGAATTGTTCTAAGATCTAATTCAAAATCTTTCTCTTCTACTGGTTTAACATTTGGAATCTTACTAGTTATAGTTAATTTTTCACCGTATGTTGCAATTCGCATAGCAATTAAAACGGTATCTAAATCAATAGATGGCATTTCCCACGCATCTTTAATAGACGGACAACAACTTTGAATAACTTCTGTAGTTGATGCTCCATTTAATAATGCATCTGGTGTTTTTAAAACCAGCTCATCTCTTGCTGTCATTGAATATATAGGAACTTCACCATTGCCTGGTAATTCAATTGCCCCTTTAGGGTAATAATGACCTTTGCTAGGTAAAGCAATATACAACTTCGGTTGCCTAAAGTATTTTTCTAATGGGTTAGGCGAGGTACCCACTGGGTTAGCAGTTCCAGGAGGAGAAATCTGTCCTACAGGAATAGAACCCGGCTGTGTTAGTTCTGCCATGTTTTTCTCCGGATAAATATATTAAAGTTCATGTAAATATTTATGATGAACTATTAAAGTGGGTTTTAATTATGGTATACAAACATGGCTAATAGAGTAACATATCAAGGTGGAGAAATGGAAGGTATCACTAGTGATGCCGCCACAGAAGCTACACTTGAAAAACTATTAAAAGCCTTTACAGCAGGTGGTGGTTCCGGATCTACTTTTTCCAAAACAGCAGATGATGCCTCTAAAAGAGAAACAAAAGCTAGAAAAGACGGCACAAAAGCTACAAAAGAAGATACTAAAGAACTATCAAAACATACTAGTACAGTTAGAAAATCCCTAGATGCACTCGATGAGTTTGTAGACTCGCTCGCGAAATCGGCGAAGCGTGGACTACTTAATATGGGCGAAAGTATAACAGGGATGGCTGGCCAATTAATGGGCGGCGGTCATAGAATATCTGATTTTTCAAAACACGTAACAGGATTAGTTGGAGAATTTCCAATTTTTGGAAAACTTCTTGGTGAAACTGGTCAAATGTTCTTTAACGTACTTGACGGACAAATTGATACGTTTAGACAGATGAGTGGTGTAGGTGCTGACTTAGGTGATGACTTATTTGCATGGACATCAGCTACAGCTGAGGCTAGAGTCAGTCTTGATACTTTAACAAGTGTCATTAGCGAAAATTCTAAATCACTAGCATTAAGTTTCGGTGGTGCGGCAGAAGGTGCCAAACGATATACACAAGTCTTAAGCGGAGTGAGAGATTTATCAAAAGAATTTACAGCATTAGGTTATACAGTTGAAGAACAAGCTGAATATACAGCTGAATACTTAGAAACACAAAGACGTCAAGGAACTTTAACCGGACGAGACAATCGATCATTAATCCAAGGCACAAGAAATTATATGATAGAACTAGACAAGCTATCAAGAATAACTGGTATGTCTAGAAAAGAAGCCGCGGATGCAATGAAGTCAGCGGCAGATGACAAACGTATTAAAGCATTAATGCATAACATGGAAAAAGGTGCTAGTGAAAATCTTAAAAAGACTATCGCTATGTTAGAAGCCCAAAGTCCAGACCTTGCTAATGCATTTAAAGAATTAGTTGCAACGGGTGGCGTTCCAGTTACTGAAGGTGCAACTGCAATGGCGTTGCAAAACAAAGAATTAACAAAACTTGCTAAACAATTTAGTGATGGTTCACTGGTAACAATGGACGATTCAATAACTGCCATTAACGCAGAAATAGATAATGCTAAAAAGATAGTAGGGGCAAACGGAAAAATTATATCTACGTCAATGGCGGCAGGTGTAACAGGAGTTTGGGATTCAGTTTTAGACTTACTGTCAATGAACAAAATTAAAGATTATCAAACAGCAATGGATGAGCAAACAAAAGCTCAACAATCTCAAACAAAACAACTTGCTGAATTTGAATCAAATGCAATTGCTATACAAACTAAAATACAAAAAGAATTTATTGAATCAGATGTGTTTTCAAGTTTTACTTCTTCAATTGCAGACTTAACTACAGAACTAGCACCCGGCGGTAAAGTTGAAAAGACTATTATGGAAGGTGTCGCAACAATGACAGCTGGGGCACAAGGTGTATGGGATTGGTTTACAGATTCAAATACTTCAGGTAAAGAAAAACTTGATATAGCTTGGGACTTTGTAAAAAAACAATTTGATGGGTTTGCTACTAAACTAATGGGTTGGTTAGGATTTGATACCGGCACTACTTCAGAAACATATACAAAAGCCGCAAAACAGTTAGATACAGTAAATAATGAAATTATAGAAATCCAAGATCAAATTAAATCAGGCACACTTAATGAAGCTCAGATGGATGCGGCACTAAAAAAATTAGCGGAATTAAAGAAAGAAGCCGCAGGATATCAAGCAATTATGAATCAAGAAACTGATGCCGGCCGCGGAGAAAAAGAAGAAGGCGGCGGACTTATGGGTTGGCTAAAAGATATAAATTGGACAGGTGTTGCCGCTGGTGTGGTGGCTGTGGGTGCAGGTATCGTCGCTTTTAAATTAGCTATGGCTTTTGGTGCTGTTATTTTAGCAGGAATATCAGCTCTTATGGGATTTTTACTTATAGGTGCTGGTGTTGTTTTAGCACTTTCTGCCGCAGTTAAACTTCTTGCATCTTCAATAGGCGACATCGGCACAGGACTACAATCAATAGCTGAGGTTAAGGTTGATACAGACTTCGAAAAACTTCCAGGTGTTTTAGACGAATTAGCAGGACCATTAGCAAAATTGGCAGGGGCAGGTATTCTCGGATTCCTTGGTGGTGGTGGATTAACAAAACTAGCTGAAAATCTTAAATCATTTGAACAACTTAATGTTGACACACTATCAAAAGTAGGACCTGCACTGACATCTTTATACACAGGTATAAGTGCATTTACTGGTGATAGTCTTTTGGAAAAAGCAGGAAAATGGTTAGGTAGCTTCTTTTCCAGCAGTAATATTTCTGACATGGCCGAAGGTCTTAAAGAATTTCAGACTATAGATGCAACCCATCTTGACAAAATAGGAGGAGGATTGTCAAATATTTCCGATTTTGTTAACGCCATGGAAGCTGATAATGTTGATAAAGTTGCAACTGCGATTAAAAAATTGGCAGGATCAATGAAAACCTTCGAAAAAAATATGAATGGAATGAATGCTGATGTATCGGCAACATTTGCAAGTACAGTTAGTGGCATGGCAGGGTCCAATAAAGGTCAATCAGAAGCGTTAAATGAATTAAATAGTGTAGTTAAAGAATTACTATCTGTTACACAAGAAGGAAATCAGATAGAAAGAAAACAACTAGAAGCCATAAAAGAAGGCTCCGGTATAGTTGGATAAGGAATAAAAATGAGTTGGAAACGGTATTTTACACCAGTAGAAACTAAACAAGGTAGCGCCGACGGCAGTTATAGTCCCTTAGGAGGAAATCCAAGCCAAGGACTCGGACCTGCTCAAGCAAATTATAGTTCTTATCTTCCAGATGTATATGTTGGCTCTCCAAATCGTATTGAACGATATGGACAATATAATACTATGGATATGGATTCAGAAGTAAATGCCGCTCTAGATATTCTTGCAGAGTTTTGTACACAACAAAATAAACAAAATAAAACTCCATTTATAATGGACTTTAAACAAAAAGCAACAAATTCAGAAATTACTGTACTTGGACAATATTTACTACAATGGACTAAACTAGAAAAATTTGATACACGTATGTTTCGAATTGTACGTAACATTTTTAAATATGGTGATGCATTTTTTATTAGAGATCCTGAAACTAAAAAATGGTTTCATGTTGATCCAGGAAAAGTATCACGCATAATTGTAAACGAATCAGAAGGTAAAAAACCTGAACAATATATTATTAGAGATGTAAACTTAAACTTTAGAGAAATGGTAGCTACAACTCCTCATCAAACAACAGGTAACGTTACTGGTGGAGGAGATGGATACTTACAAGGTGGAGTGCGTGGAATGGTTGGTGCTCCTAGTCAACAAATGAGTGGAGGTAGATTTACTAGAGAAGTTAAAGAAACTACTATTGATGCTGAAAATGTTATACACCTTAGTTTATCTGAAGGACTAGATAATAACTTTCCATTTGGTAATTCATTATTGGAAAGTATTTTTAAAGTTTATAAACAAAAAGAATTACTAGAAGACGCAATTATAATTTATAGAGTACAAAGAGCCCCGGAACGTAGAGTGTTCTATGTTGACGTGGGTAATATGCCGAGCCACTTGGCTATGCAATTTGTTGAACGTGTTAAGACTGACATCCACCAAAGAAGAATTCCAAGTCAGACGGGAGGCGGTCAGAACGTTATTGATAGTGCATATAATCCATTATCTATTAATGAAGATTATTTCTTCCCTCAAACAGCAGAAGGTAGAGGGTCTAAAGTTGAGACACTACCGGGTGGCACCAATTTAGGTGAGATAGATGACTTAAAATATTTTACTAACAAACTTGTACGTGGTTTACGTATTCCAAGTTCATACTTACCAACAGGTCCTGATGATGGACAAAGCAACTACCAAGACGGTAGAGTTGGTACAGCATATATTCAAGAATTACGTTTTAACAATTACTGTGAAAGATTACAAAGTTTAATTACAGAAGAATTTAATCAAGAGTTCAAACGCTATCTATTAGAAAAAGGTGTTAATATTGATACAGCGATGTTTGATATTAAAATGCAACCGCCACAAAACTTTGCAAGTTATAGACAAAGTGAACTTGATAATGCTCGTATTGGAACATATACACAAATGGCGGCTGTTCCTTACATTTCAAATAGATTTGCTATGGGAAGATTCTTAGGCTTAACTGACGAGGAACTTGCTGAAAATGAACGCTTATGGAAAGAAGAGAACGACGAA